ATGATTACCTGCTACATATACAACATTTACATTTTCAGCATATTGTAATAACATTGTAATCATTAGCACCTCATGTCCACAAATGTATTCAAAAGATGTTTGATATGTATGAGTGTTTGTTTGAGGGGTGCCCTTTGTAGTCATTCCTGTAAACTCACTATTAAACTCATCAGAACCAAGGATGTATGTAATTTGTTCTAGGTTATTTGAGAGCTGTGCTTGATTAGCAATCAACTCCACCTTATACATGATATTAGAAAGTCTATGTGCTATATCATTATTGCCATCTATGTCATATTTGTTTAAATGAGAATCTTGCTTGTTAATAACTAACATAGCATTATCCTTACCATTTACAAACTTAGGACTCATAACCTCTTGACTTACAGGCTTATATGAATCTAAGAAGTTTATAAAGTTATCTTGGAATAGCTGATCTTCTTTCTTCTTACCTAACCAAGCTTTAACTTGCCAACGTGGGTTATCTCCATTTCCCCAAAAGTTTTGTACATATTTAGTTATCTCCCACTTCTCTGTATCTATCTTACACTTCTCTATAAGCTCATCTAAACTCTTAATTTCTTCAGATAGATTAGCTACTATTTCTCCTGTACCTTTTACTATATCTTCTGTAAATTTGACTATCTTATCTTCCAAGTCACTAATGTAAACTCCAACCTCAGCATCATCTTCAGCCTGTTCTCTACTTCTTAAATCTGTAAGTAAATCATCAATTTCAGCTTCTGTAACTCCTAGCTTTTCAGCGTAATATTTCTTTGATTTCTTCCAATGTAACATCTGCTCAAGCTTTTCTAAGAGGGGTTGGTTTTCAGACATATAGGTTTAATTTAGTTAAAATTAGCGTAAAGGTACAAATAAATTTTGATATTTACCAAATTTAATTAACTAATTTAATTATATAGTTTAATCAATCTGATTAGAGGTAAAACAAAAACCCCCAGCCTTGAAAGGCCAGGGGATACCCTGTAAACCAACAAACAGGGTTTTTGATTAGTTATTATAAACAAGGTCCAATTTCTGTTATATAGATAGCTCCAGAACTTGAATCTACAGAATCTTTCTGTGCACAAATTTCTATACATCTTCCATTTGATAGATCTCTGTCTACAGCTACTCCATTACAATTTATGTAATTAAAAGGATACAACTCTCCTCTATCTCCTGTACCATCATCTGCACAAACCTCATAACCATAGCATTCAGTAGGAGGTATTAAAGTTGTAGTTGAACTAGTAGTACTAGTTGTACTAGTGGTAGTAGTAGTAGAAGGAGCACCTATTACATTTAAATATAAATCTGAATTACAAGGTCCTCCAGATCTTAAAAGAACCTCTGTTGTTTCCTCAGGAACAGTTGCTTCATATCCAGCTAATAATTGAGCTCTAGATATACCAGATGTAATTATTGTTGAGAACCCATCTGCATCTGAATATAAATCAAAAGGTCCTGTATTATCACCTGCTACAGTTAATGTTATTAATACTGTCATTTTTATTGGTTTTAACAGTTATTGACTATTGCACAGAATTGAGCTTTTAGTGTTGGGTTTGCTGCAATTGCTGTTAACAAAGATGCAGCACTTAAATTGTTATCTATTTTTTCTAATGCTAATGTTAAAGTATCTCCGTTCTGCACACCTGAGTTTGGTAAATTTGGACCAACATAATATGTATTATTTGATGTCACCATAACATCACTACATCCAACAGGGACAGGATGATAATAAGCAGAATAACAAGGACTACATGGAAGACAAGCCATTTTATAAAAAGTTTAAATATTAAGGAATGAACATAATATAATAAGCAGCAACCACTGGTTGAATATTATTATGACCTGTATCACTACCTACAGAAGTATTTATTACACTCACTGATGTATCTACAGTGATACCTGTTGTAGAAGTTGTTGTTTGATTATTTTGAGGAAGATTTCTAGATAGACCTATAGTTCCAGTTGATCCACCAAAATCATTTGTTTTTCCTGCATAGTGACTATGTCCAGGATCTGTTACAGTTGATGTTGCACTAGCTGTAGCTCCATGCGTGTGGGAAGGTAAGTTTGCAACAGTTAATTCTACAAGATTTGTACCAGTTGTTGTATATAAAGCATAGTTTGGATTACCACTACTATATGAAGGATTTACTTCATCATCTAATGGAGGACCTGTAACTCCAGGAGTTACGATAGCACCTACACTAGCTCTACCTCTTTTATCAGGAGTGCCATTGTTTCCATTACATAAATAGATTTTGTCCCATCCTAGATTAACTAATCCTCTACCTGTAGTATCAAAGTTTGTCAATGGTCCATAATACTCCACAGCTGTGTAAGGAACCATCTTTGTGTACTGTTGGGTAGAACCACCTTGTTCAGATAAATAAGCCTCAATTAAGGCATTTAAATCAGAAAGCTTTACATAGTTACTATTTACATTAATTTCAAACTCAACTAAATCATTAGCAACTGCACAAAGCTTTGTAATAACAGCTTGTAAAACAGCATGGGTGTCAGAAGAAGGAGTTACTCCTGTAAGACATCCAATTGAATAATCAGCATTAAGTATATTTAATGTATTATTAATAGCTACAATCTGTGTTTGTAAATTACATTCTCCTTTAGAAAGAGCTGTAATCCACTCTTTAGATGTATGAGTTAAACCTGCTGTAAGATAGCCAGTAATCAATGCACATACATCTCCTGCACTAAGTGTGATTTCATCCCCCACACCAGTTAATAAAGGAACTAGAGCATTCATTATAGCTTGTTCTACAGAGACTAAATTATCTCCTGTTTGAACACCTAATGCAACATAGTCTATTCCTGTATATCTAACACATTCGTCAGATACAGTTTCTACACATCCGTTATAACAACTATCACAAGACATTTTTTACTTATTTATTAATTAACAATATAACTCTACTAGCAATCATTTTTACTGTAAATGGTTGACAGTAACTAGGATTACATTGTTTATATGTTAATATTTGTTTATAATTTAATAGATCGCCAATTACCTCACCTGGGATATAATTGTTCAATGAGAATATAATATTATTATATTGACTAATTCCTAGTGCTGTTAGCTTTAAATCTATATCTTCTAAAAGTGAAGATATACTAGCACACTCAATACAGTTGGTTAATCTTGGTGATAACATCTTTAATTCTTTGATTTGCTTTTGTAGCAGCATGATGACATGCTGAACATAAGCCATTAATTAATTGACATCCACATCCTACTCTGATGCCACAGTCTCTACAGTTTGCCATTTTAAACGAAGTTGATTTGATAATTATTTCCAGAGCAACCACAGTTGTTACTAATAAAATTATTCAACATAGTGTCTGCTTGTATGTATAATGTATTCGCTGTATCTATCGCACAGTTATTAGCAGCAGCTATTGATCCTTGGATCATATAGTAAATACTATTAAGAGTTACTTTTGATTGCTTTTTAATAGCTAAATCACATTCCATCATATCAAGCTTCATAAATGCATTATCAAACTTCTCTTGTATTCTTTCTGTACGCATAATGTTCTTCTCTGTATAGTTTAAATATGCAGGTGAAACAGAATACTTTAAGAAATATACACCATCTGGAAGAGGTTGTGTACCTCCTTCAAAAGTATTAAGTCCTAATGTAATAGAATTATAAACATTAAAATCTACTGTAATGATTAGAACAGAAACAGCAACAACGTATCCAGGGATATTAATTTCCATTGTAGGAGCAACTACTACAGGAGGATTAGTATCATAATTTGATATATCTGCTACTCCTAATGTTTTTGTGCTATATGTATTAATTACTAAAAAATCTAAAGTCATGTTCTTTAAAATAATAATGCCAGAGGATTTGAGAATTAATCCTCTCACCCTCTGGCATAGGTTATATGATAACTACCCTTATTCCTTAAGGAATCAAAGTAGTTGTTGTTGAAGTACTAGGCCATACAGTAGTTGTAGTGCTTGTAGTAGAAGTGATAGGACCACTTTCGTCACTTGCAGCACCTAAAGCAGCAGCCAAGATTGCATTAACTGCACTTGTTTGAGCTTGTGGAACAGCAATGATTACAGTTGCATCTTCATAAATATAGTCACCCCATTGGTAAGCTGATTTGTCATAATCGTTAAACTTGATGTAGAAGGTATCATAAGTTGTACCATCAGATACCCAGCTTTCAAAGTTTTCGTTATAACCAACCATTCTGTAAAGATGCTTCAAATATCCAGCTTGGTAGCTATAGAAATTCTTTTCTAATTGAGCTATTTCACCAGAAGTACCAGCAATATAAGAAGCACGTTGAGTAATAACTGGTTCAGCAACCATGTTACAAGGATCATCAACAATGAAGTCAGCAGTTGTAGCTGGACCAGAGAAGATGAAAGTACGGAAAACCATACGGTCATACTCCCAAGGGAATGCAGCAACATCACAAGGCTGTCCATATTTAGTTAATGGTTTACCACTAATAACTAACTTAGCATTTTGATCGTCACCAACTCTTTGGAATTGATAGAAAGTGTCAAAGCTAATGTTGTCAGGGTTGTTACCTGGAGCTTTTTGACGTAACTTGATGATTAATTCATCAATCAAAGTAGGTACATCAACATCAGCACAAGGGTCACCACCACACTCTAAACAAGGAGCGTTTACAGTTACTGAACGTGTGAAACCATTGAAGTACAATGTGTTAATGTAGCTAGAGAAAGCACGTAAAGTCAAAGTTACAATTTCACCTGCTTGTACATTAAAGTTACCTACTTCAGTTACTTGATTCGCAGCAACAGGAGATCCTGTAACTTTGTACCATTCAGTAACGTTAGAAGGGTTAGCTCCACCATTTTGAAGAACACCAGCGATCTTATCAGAACGCTTAGATCCTTGCAAGTAAGTGTTAGTTCTTCCTTGAGCAACATAAAAATATTTTACACCAGCGTCATCAATATTAGATGCAGTAGCTGCTGTATAGTTAGGTAAAAAGATACCGAACTGTCCTGGGGTTAACTCTTGAGTTGTTGTACCAGAGCTAGGGAGTGTATTTCCTACTGGTGAAACAAAGAGCGTGGTTAGAGAAAAATCTGCCATTTTGTTTTGTATTTAAATTATAAAAAATTTATTCGTTTGTCTGTATTCTCATTTGAGCTGTTTGAACTGCAGACATGTTTTCTGTATACATTGCTAAGTTTTGAACTGTTAAATCTAAAAGTTCATCTTCTAGATATAGTTCTAACTCACAATCTTGATCAAAAGAATCTTCACCATCTAACATCACATATCCTTCTTTATTAATGTATTCAGGATATCTCATATAAGATATGTATATTTGCTTTGGTGTAAAAGTACCATCTGTAAATACACTTATCTCATCAGAAGATATGAAGTTGAATGTTTCTTGGTATTCAAAAGAAGGCTTGTAATGATCATTGTTCAGAATGAACTGAATATCACCATGTTTAGCCAAATCTCTATTAATCCAAATCTTTCTATCTGTACACCTTCCTTTATCTGCTAATACATAAC